CGGCAATTGCAACGATCACGCCTGACACGGCACCTGCACTAAATTAAATGAAACGCAAAACACCTAAGAGCAGGCTCAATGCCATGCCAAGCGGCACGGAGTTGGAGCGTATTGCCCGCCGCATCCTGACGGAACTGGGCAACAACGTAGCAAGACCGTGGCTCGCGATCTACGACCGTAAGAAGGAAGCCGACCCGTTCACGGCTCCGCTTGACATGGCTGGCAAGTTCATCCCGATTATCGAGGCATGGATTGACCAATCGGGCCGGTCACTGCTGGTGTCGCTTGACCAGCAGGACGCCGATCAATGGCTAGTCCGTGCTCCGGAGGTCATTCAGGCCGCTCGCGAGGCTGTGCTGGACCTGTGCAACGAAACGATTGAGCAGTTCACCACCGACACGCTCCGCACATTGGAAGGCATACGGCTGGATATCGCAGCGTCCATCGAATCCGGCGAAACGGCTGGTGAACTGACTGACCGAATCAGCACATGGGTGAAAGACAATGCACGCTGGCGAGCACGCCGAATCGCAATCACCGAATCAGCACGGGCCTATAACACCGGACTGGTTAAAGCCGCTGAAAGCCTTGATTTTGTGGCCGGATGGGAGTTACTCGTCTCGGGTGACGCCTGCCCCATGTGCCACATGATTTACCGGTTGTGCCCGATCATCCCCAAGGGCGGGACATTCGGTGAGAACGGCAATAACAAGACTTACAAGGACCTCAAGTTCCCGCCTTTCCATCCCGGTTGCCGCTGTTCGCTGCTGGAAGTATTCGACGATGAAATGCCCAAGGAATTGAAACCGCCTGCCAGACCCGGTGAAAACGGCTACCTGAGACCATCCGAAGCAGACTATGAAACGGCTGATCAAGGCGGTTATCTGTCAGTTGCAATCGGCAACGCCAAATCTTTCACCAAAACAGGCCGGATATTGGAGGCTGACACATGATCACTAAATCGACTGATTCCGGCATCAAGACAAGCGATACAGGCGGGTTTGTGGGCTATGCTGCCCGCTTTTTAAATATCGACCGACAAGGCGATATCATTTTGCCCGGTGCATTCCAGAAGTCAATTCAAGACTTTATGGACTCGGGTGGGCTAGTTCTGTCTGATCACGAAAACAAAACCTCTGCCGTAATCGGCACGCTCAATGATGCGACTGAAGACCGATCTGGTTTGAAAGTGGATGTGACATTTTCAGCCACAAAGGCCGGTCAAGACATCCGCACTTTGCTCCGCGAAAAAGCGGTTCGCAAGATGTCGATTTCATTTCTGGCGAAACAGCCGGAACGATTAAGCAAAAAGCAGGTCTCAGAGCTTTGGGACCGGTACGGATACAAGCCAAATACAACTCAAATCAGGCTCGCCGAAAAGGGTGCGAACCTGATCAAAGAAGTGTCGGAAATTATCGAAGTCTCGGTAGTGCCGATCCCGGCCAACTCAGACGCCTCGATTATCAGTGTCAAAGCACACTCCGACGATGAAACACCGACCCCGGTGGTGGATGCCAAACTCCTGGCGAAACTGTTTCGCCAGGCGGAATTGGCTGACTCGATATTGACCGCCGCCAAGCGGTAAACGAAAGGTTCTGATATGAGTATTGCATCTGCATCTGAAATCCGCTCAGCGGCATCCATCGCTGAGGACCGCATCGCACTCGCTTCCACAGTGATTGCATTGCGCGACGAAATTCTGGCGGCTCCGGACGATGTTCGGGCCGAGAAATCTGCCGACCTGCAAGCCGCCAACGATCGGCTTGAAGCCTGTGACAAAGAATACTATCTGGTCAAGGCTGTTGAAAACGCCAACGCCATGATCGAAAGCCTTTCGGCCAAGCCACAGCGCCCACAGCCAACCTACAAAGCGGCCACAATTGACCGTCGCAGTGGTCAGGTGATTGACGGTGGCGACCTTGCCGACCTGTCAGATGCTGAAGCGGTGTCGTCTCGCGATTACAATAAGGCGTTCGAAGGGCTTCTGGAGGCCCGTGGTAACGTCGATCGGGTCAAGAGTCGCAACCATCGCGACATGCTCGAACGATACGGTAAAGGTGGCGACAGGAACCTTGGCTGGAATGAATTCTTCATTCCGTTCAGCAAGGCGATGACGCTAGCATCGTCCACAAACGGTTCCAATGCTGTGGCTCCTGACTTCCGGTTCGACATGATCACACAACGCTCTGTAACGCCCAAAGCTTTGCAACTCTGCCGCGTGATTTCGACCAATGTTTCGAGTGTCACGTTCCCGAAAAATACCGACGCCAATACTGACGGAGGTTTGGTAGGTACAATCGGCACTAACAACCGCCCAACAAAAGGTGAATCACCAACCGCTACGGCGATCGACACCGGGCCATTTACACAGCTCACCGTCACCGCCAAGACCGGCACGATGGTACAGGACATCTCGGCTGACTTCTTCCAAGATGCGCCCGGAATGTCGGCTTACCTGCAACAAGAGTCGAGTAAATTGTTTGCGAACCGAATTGATAAGGAAGTCTTTTCGGCGACCACACTTTCTGATTCCTGTGAAGCGATTCTGGCTAATACCGGAATCGGGACCCAGCTATCAGGTACATCGGCAAGCCTCGGTGTAGACAATGCCAAGATTTACGACAACTTGGCCGACCTGTTCTTTTCCTTCAAGGAATCTTACAGTTCCAACCTATCATGGGTCATGAATCGTGCCACACACGGCAAGCTCTATAAAGTGAAGGATTCCCAAGGAATCCCGCTGCTTTCAGGCTTTCAGCAAGGCACGTTTGCAAATTCTCCGAGCTATCAAATGTTTGGAGTTCCCGTGAATTACGTCGATTACATGCCCGCGTCAGGCGTGGCCGCTGCTCGTTCGGTTCTGGTCGGCGACTTTCAAGAGTATTACTTGCTCGTCCGCCAAGGCTTTACGGTTATCATTGATGACCTGTCGAAGCAAGGTGATAACCTGATTCGGCTGAATTACAAGTACCGAATCGGTGGTGCCGTTCGCGATGCCCGTGCATTCGGAAGCCTCAAAGAAGCCGTTTCCTGAGTTTGGTTTTGTCGGTTTGGTAGTCAACCCGGCGGGTCCTTCCCTGCCCGCCGGGTTTCATTTACATTTCGAGGCAAATAATGGCCGCTTACATCTCGCAATCTGAAGCCACAACCTATACCGATGTGATCGGCACATGGACCGCTGCCGCTGCCGTGGCCTACCTGTCAGCGGCATCGTCACTAATCGACCAATATTGTGCCCGCTCCTTTTTACCTGCGGACCTGACAGCCAATGTCAAATTGGCGATCGCATTGACGGCGGTTCATTTGAAAAACAATGGCCAGAATCCGGCACCAATCCAGATGGAACGCATCGGTGACTACTCCGCCACGTACCAAATCTTGAACACGGGAAGCGTCTTGCCCGCACTTGTGACACAACTGCTCCAACCCTATCGAAATGTGGTGATGGGATGATTAATACTTCATACAAATTACACTGGCGAGGCCCACAGTACGAGGCACGCCTGCAGAAAGAGATGTCGCAAGCTATTCGGACAGCCGCTGGCAAGGTGCGAAACGCAGCTGTCAAGTCGCTGAATGTGTCCGGGAGAGCGGCCACAAAAGATCTGAATAAGCAGACAGGCAAGGCTTTCAAGGGTTTAACCGCGACCGAAAAGAATGACAAGATCTATCAAGATGGGCTTGGCAAGATCGACGGCTTAAAGACGGTCAATAGCGGCAAAAAGGCATTGAAGTTCGGCGGGTCAGCCGGTGGTGTCAGCCGGATATATTGGTACGGCTCGCCAGTGAGCCGCTGGGTAACTGCCTCGGAACCGGGAACGCCACCACACAAGCAGAGTGAAACGCTCAAGCAGATCTCTATTGAAACAGCCCGCGGGGGGATGTCTGCCAAGGTTGGGCCTCGTTATGGCCTGATCTACGCACGAATCCAAGAGCTTGGCGGCAAGGGGATGGTCAATCTGGCCCCCCGCCCGTACATGCGACCGGCCTTCATTTCCTGCCTGCCTGAAATCCAAGTCCTAATCCAGACGGCGATCGTCAAGGCAGGAAAGAAATGAATTTCCCTGAACGACTTTTAAATGGTGCGTGCACAATCTACCGCGAAGTGAACGCCAAGGGTACGTTCGGCCAGGTGACGCAAGCACTAGAAAAGGTTGTCGCCACACGCTGCCGTGTCGATCAGAAAAGCACCACGCGAACCGTCTCCGGTGGGAGCTTCGAACAGACCACAGGTCGTTACACAGTCTATCTGCCGGGCATTCAAGCCCAACCAATCGAGGAAAGTTACTGGATCAAAGTCGCCACCAGCACCGGCATCACGTTCACCGCCCAAATCGCATCTGTCAGGCTTCCCGCCATGCTGGATCACCATACCGAACTCGAAGTTGTCAGGCGAGCACCTGCACTGGAGGTACCAGCTTGAATCTGCCGCAAACCATCACCGACTACTGGACCGCAAACCGTGGCACCTTGCCGCATTTGTGGCTCGAATATGCACCTGCAACCGACACCCCACCCATTGCGATCATGGAGCCCACTGGGTTCGCCCGTGAACATGCAAACAGGCCTTTCTTTTTCGACACCCATAAATACAGATTCACCGTACTTGCAACAGATGCGGTTGAAGCATACGAAAATGGTTTCGCAGCCATCGCCATGATGAACGATTTTACCTGTGCTGGTTTTATCAACCTGACAATCCAGCCCGAACAATACGCAACCCCGTTTTCAACCGGACAGGCCAATATCTGGGCCTTTGAATTCAGTATTGACTTCCTCGTTACCCCCTCCTGATCCCCTCCTGATGCTGAAAGGGCTTTAAGCCATGCCAAAAGGCAATCCGCAGACATTCCGAAATGGAACCGTAATTGTTACCCCAATCACACAATCACTTGTAGCGACCGCCAACGCGACCGCCATCCCGCTGGTGATTAAATCTGGTTCGCTTGACGGCGAAATTGAAGTCGCTGAGGCACCCACAAACCAGAACGGGACACTGGTGGCCTATGGCAACTCCAAAACCACAATGGAACTCTCCTGCTATGTCAGTCAGGCGAATCTGACGGCACCGTTTTCAAACGGCACCACATGGACATTCAAACGGGGCGATTTCCTGACCGCCAATGTCTCCTCTGGAAGTCTTTCCATTCTCGGGACGTTCATGATCACCAAGTATTCCACCTCGCTCGATCCAAATGACATCCTGAATATGGATTTCAGCCTCCAGAATCACGGCGATTTGACCACCGAAAATTGCACACTCGTCGCCAATTAAGGACTGATCATGCCTGCTGTATTCCATTTAAATGAACTTGGTGATGACTTTATCGAAGTCGAATCCGGCGGGGCAACTTACAAGTTGTCCCCGCTCACGATCGGTGGCCGGTCACGGATTCAGGCTACGGTGCGGAAGGTGGCCGATGATCCGATGGATCTGGCCAACATCGCCAGCCGTGGTCAGTCTCCAGCCGTGGTCGCTGAAATCTTCAAGGTTGCGATTCGCCAACGCGCCTACTTTCCACCCGCGATCGACAGCGAGGATGGCGTGGCGCTTATCCTCCGCTCTATTGATCTACAGGTGGCCGTGGTTGCGGAGATGTTGCGGAAGTTTCAGCCAGACACGACCACAGCAATGGCCGCGGCGATCGTGGATGTGATGGACCCGATGCGCTTTGCTGACCTCGCGACCTACGCTTGGACTGGTAAACGACCGGGCGACCACTCCCCCACGCTGGCGGATCAAGCGACCCTGTAAACTGGCATAAATTGATTCGCCATTTAGTCGTCGAATGCCATCTGTCGTATCGAGATGTGTTAGACTTGACACCGATTCAGGCCGTTGCTCTGGTGACGGCAGAATCGGATCCACCGGGGCTGTTGCAACCCCAAACAATCATGGAGCTGACTGCTCCGTTTCTGGAGGCTCTGGATCATGGCCGGAACTGATGTCGGCAACCTTTATGTGAAGATCGGCACCAACCTTGCCGGACTGACGAACGGCTTATCCAAAGCACTCGGAGCTGTCGGTGGATTCGCCAAGACGGTCGGGGCATTCGCCCTGGGCAACCTGCTGGCAAAAGGGATCGGCGGTGCGTTCTCCGCAATCACAGGCAACATCGGGGCCAGTATTACCAACGCCAGCACCCTGAACGAAACGCTATCCAAGACCGATGTTTTGCTAGGAAATTCCGCTGATCAAGCGAAAAAGTTTTCCGCCGCTTTGGAATCGAAGGGGCTTGGCTCACAGGCTGAAATCCTTGAAAGCTATCTCGCCAGCGTCAATCAACTGACAAATCAGGGTGTCGGTAAGCAGATGGCCCAAAACCTTGCCGAGCAACTGGAAGTCAGGGTGGGTGATCTTGCCAGTCAGGACAATGCCGACCCGAAGATGATCCGCGAGAATCTGGCATCCGCGATGGCCGGTGAATTCCAGATCCTTCGTAAGTACGGTGTGGACGCGAGCGCAGAGGACCAGCAAGCCAGCGGCAAGACACGGTCGGAATATGTGATCAGCAAGTTCATGGCCAAGACCAAGCGATCTGAAGGCGATTTTGACCGGACGAAATACGGTTTCGCCAACCTTGGGCGAGCCTCCGACACCAAGACCACCGCCGCATCCACCCGCGTGGGTCAGGATCTGTTGATCGTAGGTCAGGCGTTTCAATACTTTCGTGGCCGCTTCATGGACACCATCATGAAAGTGGCTGAAGGTGGGGCGTTCAAAAAGCTGGGCGAAAACATTTACACCGCGTTTTCATATATCGCACTTGCCGCCGACGCCCTTATCGGGCCGATCGTAAACGCACTGACCGAAGCCTTGACCACCGTATCGGGCTATGCCGCACAAGTGGCCGCGTTTCTGGCTAATCCTGCCGACACGTGGACGTTGATTACCAACAGCATCGCACTTGCTTTGCTGACCATCTGGGAGACGCTCACCGCTGTTGCAAACAAGTTAAGTCTCGGCCTGGTCTCCAAGCAAGACATGGGCGGTGCCAAGCAAGCGATCTACGACGACAACGCAGCTGCCTCGGAACGCATTGCTGCATCGAAGGCATCGTTCGACGCTCAGGTGGGCGACCTGAAGGACAAGTTCACCGCCTCCACACCGTCTTTGAGCGGTGCCGGTGCCCTCGGCATGAACGCACCCGCCGCCACATCCATGAAAGCCAGTTCCTCCGCTTTCAACTCGCTGTTGTCTGGCGTGTTCGCTCAAAAGCCAGACAAACAATTGGGCGTGCTGCAACAAATTGCAACCAACACCGCACCCAAAGATACCGGAGCAGCACCGGTCACCAATAAAGCCACACTTGCAACACCTAAAACCGGAGGCGGAATCTTGTGATGATTTTCGAGAACTGGATTCCGCACACGGACGGCTTTGGGTACAGCGGTGAGGCCAACACGCTGACCTATTCAGGCCGATGGCGTGCCCCTTACAGCACGCTGACACTCACGCAGGCGCGTAACCTGATCGACCCCGCAGGACGGTTCCTGGCCGCAGCAAACGCGACGATCGGGACACCATCGCCAGCGTACGCTTATAAGGAGCAAATCGAGCATTCGTTGGTCGATGGTTTAACCGCCCAACGCATGACGATTAAACCGCTCAACGATTTCAACGCCTATTCGATGGACACCTTGACAGGCAACTCCAACGATGGCTTATGGACAGGCAATTCGACAGCAAAAAACATCATTGAAAACGCAGGGAATTGTATCGTCGATGTCGAATGGATGCTCAAACCGGTGAACTGTTTCGGCATCAATTGCGCCTATGTTTCGGTTAACGGGACAGGTGAATTTCAGGAGATGGGTGCTGATCGAACAGGGTACACGATCCAAGATACACGTTCCCAGAGTGGTAATATCACCAGTTCCACCTGGCCACTCGACACGCCCGGCAAGACCGGGATATCCGTCATCACAGCCTGCACACCAACCAACACGACAACCTGGGCAAATGCAACTTGGTCGTACCTGCAACTCTACCCGCTCTCAAAGGGCCAAACATTAATCGAGCCAAAAGACTCGATCACAATCGAATATCCGTGGGTTGCATCAAGCCGCGTCAACCTCTCGTTAATGCGATCGTTGCGTGGAAAGATCAACTTGCACGACACGGTTCAGTGGCCTGCCGGATCACTGTTGTATGAGGGTTCGGACGTTGAATCGGCTATCTCGCCGCTCGGCATTATGGGCTATAAAATCACTCACCATTTTACGGCCAAAGATCGCGACTGGAATTTAATACCGATCACCCCATCAGCCATATCCAGCACTAGTTCCAACGTGACGTGGAAGCAAACGAGTTACGGTTGGGCCACATATCGCCCGCCCACAGCGACCAGCAACGGTTCCTATGCACCCGGCCAACCGGCTGGCTTGTACCCTAACCTGACGCTGACAAATAACTACGACAGTTATTTAAATCGCGTCTATCAGTACGCTGACTTCTGGACATCGGCGGTTTCAACCCTGTTTTATTACGGTTTCGATCCTGCCGCAACATGGGCCACGCCTGCCGTTTGGCCTTACACTTGAGGTGACGCGATGCCTGGTATAGTCTACACATCAACCGTATTCACCGGCGCAGGACTTCGCAACCTTGCCGGCCAGCGTGTCTCCTATCAGTGGTTTGGGTACGCACTTGACCCTGCCAACGGGACAATCCCGACCACACTCACTTCGATATTGAACGGCACGATTTCAATCGAGCAGAACACGCCGGTTGCAACCGCACCGACCACAGCATTCAACGGATTTGTTGATGGCTGGAGCGAATGCACCACCATTTCAGGATCCGTGGAAGGCTATATCCAGCCATCGTCCGTGGTGCCGACCATCACAGGTGCAACCAAGTCGTTCACATCCAGCCGGTACTATTTCAAGGTCCTGATCGGGTCGGTTTACTACGCTGGTTTCGGCTATTTCTCGAGCGCCAAAATCAGTGCTGATGTCAATGATGTCACAAAGATTGCATTTGATTACACGCTAGTCGGCATCCCTACCACCGCACAGATGGCCATCGTCACAGGAGGATCGGCACCGCCGACCACATAAACATGAATCGCAAATCACTCAATGTCTCTGGGATGCGGGCTTGTGTCACTCCAAACGGTCTGACGCTTCAACAAATCAGCGATGGTGAATTCCTGATCAAGATCGCTGCCAAGACGGTCATCGCTGGTGTCAGTCAGTACACATGGACGATGGTCACTCGTGCCACCGATGGCAGTTATCAGGCCAGCACACAGGGCGGCGGCCCGGGTTACGATCCTGCATTTGAGATGAATAATCAGGACGCCACCATCGGATGGGTTTATCGTGCCAAGCGTGATCAATCGACGGGGCAACCGCTTTTTTTTTAAGAGCAAATTCGTGCACCGCTCCAGTCGATCCGGGCTGGCCATGTGGTCTGTTTGCATTTCACGGAATATTTGAATACGGATACCTAGACTCAGCCATCGGCACCGTCAATTCGTCGGTGACAGATAAGCCGTCAATCGAAAATATTCAAGACTTCCGAATGTCGCAATTCACCGACTCTACAGGCACGCTCCGGCAGTTCCGTGGTGCTTCTGGATGGTATTTTCAGGCCGCTGCATCGACCGGACAGGTTCGCGTAAATAACACCGCCAATGATGAGCGAGATATCACCAATCGCTCGTCATGGCTTAACCTTGTGGATTACTGGTCGAACGGTCCAACACCGCCCGTTACGGGTTTAGATTTCAAGGGGCTGAATTATCTATTCATGGGTGCGACCACGTTTGGTGGTTATCTTTACGGTACGCGAGACCCCGATGTCCTACCGGGACAGCCTAATTATCCAGTGATTCTGTCATCCCCGGGGCCGATCCGAATGACTTATCTTTACGGTGATGTGAACGCATCGAACAATTGCCAGATGCAATTTGAACTGCAATCGGCTTGCAAGGCCAGACTGAAAGGTACGACACAATCTATCCCCAATTGGGCCACATCCGGCTCGCTTGTGCCTGATACTTCGGAGGCCAACACCAGCATCAAATCAGGGACAGATAACTACATTGTTTTCGATGGTCTCAGGGCGATCCGAATCAGGCCGTTAGGCTGGCTGGCACACATGGCCGACCACATCGTGAAGCAGTCCGACAGGTTTAACTCGGGCATCTTCCCAGGCGGAATCACGATGGTCTGGAAGATGAATGGCGGGCCGTTCGCCTTTGACGGAACCACTCCCCTAGGCGACTACACCGAACAGGGAAGCACTGTGGGCGGCGTGTTCGTTTACAACGACAAGATTGAGTTCACCGGCTTCCATCATAGGCACTTCGGAGACTGGTGCGAGTCGCATCTGGGAGCACCCGACCGGTTTCAACTCCGTGCCCGTGCCAAGGTCTGGTACACCGCAGCTGGTGGAGGCACATCAACCGCCCAGGCGGATCCCTATAAAGTGTTGCTGACAGGATCGACGACCACGTGGACGCCACCGGATGAGGTCGTGGAAGTACAAGCGACACAGCGAAACACCGTTCACACCGGCCCATCAGGAGCACCGTTTTTCATTCCGCCAGATTACGCCCACAATGCCGGTTTCGTGTTCACGTTCAGCCAAACCGTGAACAAGATCGCTTATTTGCACGTTACCTACCACTACGGGGATCAGGTTATCGGAACCCAGTTTTGGGGCGGCCACGATGTGTCGGGCTTTCCGTGCACCGAAAGTTACTCCAACACAATTGGATTCACGAAAATCAACGCCAGCGATGTCGTGACAGACAACTTTACAGCCTCGCTGGTGGGGATGCCGTTCGGAGCAACTACTGATTCACCGCTGCCAAAAGTTTATCTGGCAATCAAATCGGTGACGGGGACGAAATTTCGAGCCGTCAGTTTTCAGATATTTTGGACAGTGCCGATTCCCGCCGGATCGACCTACACAATCGACTGGGGTGATGGCAGCACCAGCACCGGCATCAGCACGCTCACGCCTTCGCACACTTACGACACGGATGTTTCAGGCACGAAATACCGTGTCGTTTTAACCGCTTACTGGTCCGGTGGTACAAACTCGCACGGGACTTATATTTCGCTATAAATAAATAAAACACGCCAAACCTTCTAAGAAAAGCGTGTCTTAACTTCTTAAATACGACATCCCCGCCCGAGCGTCTCCGTGTTTGCGGTCCTGCCAGTCAGCAAAATACCAACCAACAATTCCGCCCCGGCCTTCGCCGGTTGTGTGTGGGGATATTATATCACAATCATCCGAAGTAGTAGACGACCGAACCGATAAAACCAAATATGAGCAACCAGCCCATCTTGGGCGGCACGGTCACGCCGGACGCCATCAGCGTGATTGTGCCAAAAAAGAATATCGGAATCGCCAACAAGATCCCGAATCCCGTGGCTGACAACATCAGGCAGATGATCACCAACAGCAACCAAGCGACAATCTTCATTCCCAACTCCACACTAATTAGAGTTACTTATCAACCATCGGAGCGACATTACTCCGGTGC